CACCTGTCCGCTAGGATGTGTACCGTTTTTGTTTAGTATAACTCTCTCAAAATTACCACTACCAGAAGTGTTAAACTCTTGTCCGATTTTAACTAATCCGCTACCAGCGGAGGTTGACAGCAGTGATGTCAAGTTACCGCTAGTTAATGAAACTAATCCGCTGGCTCTAGCGTCGTTTACTGCAATGAGTCCGCTTGTTCTAGCGTCGTTTACAGAAATCAGGCCGCTGGCCCTAGAGTCGTTTGACGTAAAAGTAGACTGCGCCCAACCAGACGAAATTAAATCTTGATTATTTGCGTATGAAATAGCCGTAGAGTAAGCTTCACTGATCGCTGCCTGACCTGTGTTTGTTATTATAGACCTTAAAACGCCAGAGAGAGGTTTTGCTGATATGTAAATACCGCTCGATCCGCCCGTCTTGGTGAAAGTGTCTATGCCAGAGACGCCCAAGAATTGTGTTTCTTGTAATGAAGATATATTTTTTGTGGTTGTTCCGTCGCTAATTGTCCAAGCAACGTATGAGTCACTGGCTAAGGTTAGAGCTGTAATCTCTTGGTCTGTGTAGAACTTGTTCCAGCCACTAGCGGAATCTATCGCTTGGTCTACAGTTCCGTCAACTCCAGAGATAGCATTAAGTTTATAGCTAGTCCATCCACTTAAAGCAATCTTTTCTGTTGTGATAGCGCCGCTAGCAAGACCGTTTACTCCTGATATGTAATTCTGGTTATAATCAGCCCAGCCGCTAACAGCTTGAATTTTAGTTTCAAAGCACCCCTGAGTTCCGGTTATAGAAGCGGATAACCCTTCTAAGTATCCTGATATTGGGGCAGCGTCAATAGTTAAAGAGTAAGGAGAATCTGAGCCGGTAGCTGTTGTTTCTAGTCCATTGTCGCCAAAGAAATTAACGGAAGATCTAGCATCTATAACTTTAGAGTTTACGCCGTCTGAAATTTTCCAATGACCATAGTTATCTTCGGCTACGTCTAGTGTTAGCTGTTGAATTTGATCGTCTGTGTACGTTTTATTCCAGCCGCTAACCCTGTGGTTAATACCTAGCTCGTTATAAAAGTCGTAGTCCATCAAGCCGCTTAGACTCTCTATGAAACCACTAGCTCTTAGGTCGTTGTTTATTATTTGTGATTGTAAATTGCCGCTAGCATTGGTGATGGTGTAATATAGTGTACCACTAAGCCCTTCTTGGCTGTGAATTACGGCTATTTGTGCGTCAAGGTCAGACCTTATAGCATTATCTGCTGTTGCTATTTTTGTGTCTATTAAACCATTGTCACCAGATATGGATATAAGATTGTAGCCTACCCATCCAGACAAAGGTTCCGCAGAAATTTCTAGCTGTGCATTGTCTAATCTAAAATTAGTACTTATACCAGAGATCCCACTAAACTCAATAGTTTGCAGGTTTTCAACATCCTTACTGTTCTCACCATCCGTCATGATCCATTTTGAGTAAGTCCCACCGGCTATACTCTTTACAAAATTGTCTTCAAAATATCCGCTAACGCTCGTTGTCCAACCACTTATTGCAACTCCACTTATATTCGCATAACGTAAAATAGTAGAGTCAGCCCAGCCGCTAACGGCAGAGTCTCTGGTTATCATACTTCCATTTAGAATCGCATCTTTTTCTATCATTTTGAATAGAGCAAAGCCGCTAACGTCTACGGTATTAGAGTCAGTGTAGGATTTACTCCAACCGCTAACCGCAACTCCACTTGAATTAGCATAATTTTCTATTGTGTTTTGCGCCCATCCAGAGATAGGATGTGAAGAAATTTTCATTATGTTTGAAGACTGATCATATTCAGAAGCTATTCCGCTTATGCCGCTAAACAAAACAGTGGTATTGTTCGTGACATCTTCTGAATTGCCCTCTTGGTCCGCTACTATCCATTTTGTAAACGATCCAGCAGCGGCGGCAACCGCGTCAGTGTAAGCCCTACTCCAGCCACTAACGGCAACTCCACTTACGTCGGCATAATGCTCTATGGTGTTTTTTGCCCATCCTGATACGGGGTGAGCCGAAACCTTCATTAGATTAGAAGATGCGTCGTAGTCTGTTTTTATACCGCTAATACCGCTAACCGTAACAGTCTCTGCGCTAGCTATGAGGTCAGCAGCAGACTCTCCATCAGAAATATATAGTTGATGCAGTGGAGTTTGAGATATAACACTTCCGCTGATGTAGAGATCTTCTACGTGAGCGTTCCATCTGTATTCTCCAGAACCTAAGCTAAAATTAACGCCAGATTCATAAGGTATAATATCGCCAGAAACAGCAAGTTTTTCAGAGCCTCTAAATCCAGAAGCACCAATAGCCAGTTGTAATGTTTTTAAATCTCCATATAAAAGAGGAGATTTGTTTAAACCAACGTGAGAAGTGTCGCAGTCTCCGCTAGCGTCTGGGTAAACACCTAGATAAAACTTAAACTCGTCATCTGTTTCTGAAAGATACCCAGCTCCGTGACCAACAGCAATGTTAAAGTTGCCGGTCTTATTGGACATTAACGTGTAGTTGCCTACGCCAATATTTCCAGATCCAGTCGTTGTACCTCCAACAGAATTTACACCTACTCCAACGTTATCGCTGCCCATAGAATTACAGGAAAGGGCGTATGAACCAAGACCTGTGTTTCTAGAAGCGGTGTAGCTAAACTGTAGGGATGCATGACCTACCGCTGTGTTGTCTTCGGATGCAAATCCATTAGAATTTTTTCTAATAAGAGACTCGTCTCCAGCGTAAACGCTCCTTGTATCTATAGTTCCCACGTTTAAAGAAACTATTTGAACGTCATTGTTAAATAGGTCTAGAGAGTCTGCTAAGTTTAAAAAGCTAGATCTCAAATCAGACGCAGAAATCTCTCTGCTGGAATTGTCTGGAAGAGTTGTTTCTATAAAGCTGGTAAACTCTGATCTGGAAAGAGATGTCATTTTTAACCTTATTTAAATTGAATTCTTAACTGACCCGCATCAAACTTTAGTGAGTCTCCTTTGTATACGTACCTAGGATTATCTAGAGCAGATTGCATTATCAGCGCGCCAGAACCCCACTGTTGGTCGTCGCATAGCGCTATTCCAGAAACCCATCCCCATTCTGTAAGGGCAGTTCCAAAGTATATTGTATTGCAATTTTTGATGAATCCACTACCGACAGCAAACTCTTCGTCTGTAGCAAACTTCCAGGTCGCATTGCCGTGAGTGTCTGGTGGATTTAAGTTTACTCTAGCGTACCCCGTATCACCTAAAGACGGATCTCCACTGGGTATTTCTGGAAGAAACCCTTTGTTAGTTCCATCTGGTCTTCCCAGTAAATTAAAAGCGTTCCCAGATTCTACGGGAACACCACTGGTTAGGGCTATAGCCATACCTGTGGGTTTTGCAAAGCTTTCACCACGGAACACATGGTGCAGCAGTCCAGATTCTAGATAATCTGACATATTAGCCATTTTAGACTCCTTGAATAAATCCTAGATTATACATGTATGTAGTATTATACACATTTATAGACAGAAGGTATAAAAAGAAAGGCGACTCAATTGAGCCGCCTTTCTCGAATAATATACAATCTAATATAAATTAGAAGCTGCCCAAGATGATCCTACGATTATCAAGAACACCAAAGCCAAGTTCAGCAAAGCCGTACCAGCCAGCTCTCTGTTGGCGATGCATGGTTGGGTCTTCGTGGATAGAGATATCTTGCTTCATTGGCATGATAAAGCTATCGCTTGGGCCTTGGTCTAAACCGATAACAAGCTCAAGGTCACTTGCTTGAACGGCTCCACCAAGAGCATTGGTATAGAAGTTCTGATAGTCTTGACCTTCGCCAAGCTCATCAAGATCGTGAAGGTTTACACCAAAGATGTTGGTGACTGGACCTTCGCCCGTTGCGTTGTAGATGTTGGCTCTTACGGAATCTGGAATCTGATCCAGTCCCCAGTTGCGCACATCTTCAAGTGCTTCTGGTGAAACGTAAAGGTCCGACAAGCGGCCTCTGTTTGCCGAAGCTGTGTTTCCACCGGAGTTACGGCGCATAACAGTTTGCATCAAGCTGACGATTCTCTTGGAGAACATGCCAGCGGTTGCATCACCATCGTAAACCAAGATGTTGCGATCAACGCCAGCAGCAAGCAGTGTGTGCCATCCGTCATCGTTCATCTTTTTAGTAAAGCCAGCTTCCATTACCTGCATGGCGCGACCAGCAATATCCCAACGTGCTTCGCGAGCATATCGAAGCAAGAAATCAATCGAGCTTGTGATGCTGTAGGTTGGAATCGTAACGTAGTCACTCTCAACCGCGCGCTCAGGAATACGACCGTGACCGGGATTGGTGTAAGCAACATGCTCGCCCTCAAGTCCCGGACTAATCAAGTCAAGTGGATACTCTGTGCTTCCACCCGGCTCTACACTAATTTTCTCGAAAATGTTACCGAGAATGTTACCAACCAAAACGCCTTTGCGAAGTGGTGTCTCCAGAGCTACGGCGAATTCTCTTTGAGCTGCCTGCGCAACCTCCAAGTTTCCGTCCCCTGATTGGCGAAGAACGTTTAAAAATTCTTCACTTGGTCTTTCTTTATGAGTCATATCTTATCTCCTGTTTATTTATTAACCGAGGTTAGGAAGGTTTACGTAAAGTTTGGCATAGCCATCTGAATCTTGGTTAGTCATAAATCGACCAACAGCCATTGCTCCAGATGTAGCGCCAAGGTCGGTTCCGTTTACAACGTTTCCAGCAGTCGTTTCGTCTAGGTAAGCTACGTCACCGGGACTAGGATTGCCAGTAATGTTGTTAGTAACAACCCAACCGCGAGTAAGAACGGTGACTTTTCCACCTTTCTGGACCTCATCTTTATATTGATTAAGGTGTGTTCTTGTGAGGTCTTTGTTGACCACATCGTTGAGAAGAACTCCAACGGGAACGTCGGTAGCTGTTGCTTGAGCGTATTTAACAAGGTTTACACCTTGATCCATAGCAGCTCCAGATGCAAGAGCAGCATCTAAGACAACCAAGCCTCCGCGAGTTGCAACACCTTCATTGTAGAAATGACTGATGTCAGTTGATTCTTCATATCTATCTGCTTTAAGAGCCATAGTTAATCTCCTGTTTATTTAACTTTAGTAAGGACGTTGTTTTCAAGCCAGTTTTCGATGCTAGCTCTTGTTGTGTTAACTTCTTCTTCTTCGGGGACAACGAGAGTTGCCTCTGTTGTTTGAACTTCTTCAAGAAGTTCTGGAGTGACTTCTGCTTCTGCTTCACCAGCTTTAGGCTTTGCATCTGCTTCTTTGTCTTTACCTTCTTTGTTCTTCTTCTTTTCGATGGCCTCTTTAAGAGCTGGGGGTAAAGCAGCTTCTGCTTCTTTCTTCTTCTCGTCTTTCTTTTTCATCAAGGCGACAACAGCCTCAAAAGCTTCATCTTCAAGAGAGTCGAAATTAGCGACAGATTCAACGACCTCTTCTTCGGTCAAGCCAGCCTCTACAAGACCTGCTTTGCGTTTTTCCAATTTCTCTTTTTTCTTCATCGCGTCCATGTCTTTCATGGCAACGGTGAGTTCTTCTTGAGATTTTGCCAACGCATCCTCTAGTTCAGCAACGCGAGCTTGAGAGCTTTTGATGCTTTCTTCAAGTTCTGCAATGCTTCCATCTTTTTCTTCTACGGTTGACTCAAAAGCCTCTACCTTGGAAGCAAACTCTTTATCTTTTGCTTCTTCGATTTGAGCTTTAATCGCCTCGTTTTCAGATTTAGCAGTAGCAAGTTCTTCACGAACTTCCGCCAACTGCTTTTCAAGTAAGTTATCTGACATGTTAAATTCTCCTACATCGAAATTAGTTTCGTCATCTAAAGTAAAAGCTACGCTTTTTAAAATAATACTTCTTGGGTTAGCGGGTTTTGAGACTAGACCTTTACCTGAGAAAGAGATATTTCTTAGCGCTCTGCCAATTTTATATCCCTCGTATTCTCCGGTCCCGCCGTAAGATCTTAGATGTTTTGTTAGAAAAGCAGACTCTTCGTCTCTTGCTAATATTTTCTTGTTTCCATCTTCGTTTGATAGCGCGTAATCAAATCCTGCAAATAGACATTCCATAGAAACGTACCATTTGCCTTCTTCTATGTCAGAAAGAATTTTTGTCATTCTTTCTCTGTTTTCTTCATTCGTCCAGCTATTATAAAGAACCGCTTGAGTAATTATATCGAAGTCTTCTGGCATTTCCTGTTCGTCAGAAACAGCTTTGCCATCTTTACCTAAGACATAACTACCAGTAATATGCCCGATAATATCATTCTCATCGTGCATAAAGTTAAACTGTTTATCTTCTGGAGTTCTACGTGCTGCCCAAGTTGCCTCTGGCATGAACACATCGTCGTTTTTGTTCCAACCACAGGAAACCAAAACCGACTCTAAATAATATAGGTCTGCTTGGTCTTTGTTTTCTGCAACCACCCTTTCAAGAACGTCTGCGTTAGAGATCACCTGTTTAGCAACCGCTAGTTCGCCTTTTTTAACAGTAGCCTCAGAACAATACGCAACACTGGCGGTACTCTTAACGAGTTCGCCAATGCCGTCGTTTATTTCTTTTTGGAATACTTTTATGTTTTTTTTCATTTTTGCCTCTATGAATTATACACGAATTTTATTTATTTTTAATAAAACAAGTTCTAACTGGGTAGAAAATGCTCTATATACGAAGAAACAGCGTGTCTTTTATAAGTTAGCATATTCATGTCTACTATGTTTATTTTTTCTTTTTTAAGTTTTTCTGAAAGAGTTTTTGGCATTTTCTTGGTAGACCCTATAATCTTGGCAATATCTCTTTCATCAAAATCGCTCATAGGCTCAACATTAGACAAGACATCTAGTTTTAAGGACTCTAGCTCTGCCGCTTCTAATCTTGTAAGCTCTCTCATTGTTGATTTGTTTTTAATTGCTAAGTATCCCTTGTTAGCAATAGATGAAATCTTGTCGTAAGAGTTTTCCGTCCAGACTAAAAATTCAGCAACGCCGGGTTTTGATTTAGGTGTGTCTACCCTTTTCTTTCTTGGTCCCTCGTCTAGTTTTGCTGGGGGTCTTCCGTTTGGATTGACGGGCTTATTTGAATCTTTTTTATCTGCGATCTTTTCGTTTATCTCACCCTGTTTGTCTATTTTTTCAAGATCTTGATTATGGTTAGGGTTATGGAAAGGGCTGGCTTTTTCTGGGAGATTTTCTTTATCTCTAGCCTTGTCTTCTCTTTTTAATCTCATTTTTTCAACACCTGGTATTTCTTTAAATCTTTCCAGTACAGTTTCATGAGATATTATGTCTCTATCTGCAAGCTGTATGAGTAGATTCTTTTCGCTAGCCTCGTCTGATAGGCTCATTTGGTCGTAAACGATGTGGGGAGATTTTCTGAAACCCATAGCCTTTCTTACGATCTCGCACTCTTGCTCCCAGAATTTAGTTAGGTTGTCTCTACCGTACTGTAACCTCTCTACCATTGTCTTTAAAGATATGAAATTATTGGTAAACCCCCCTCCGTTTCCAGCCATTCCAGTTAGGGTTGGAGGAACACCAAGACCAGCATAGATACTGTTTAGTACTGAATTGTACTTCTCAGAACCTAAGAACTTGTAAACTTGGCTGTTTGACTCAGTGTAGGAAAGCTCTGGACCCCACACTAACTCCATAGTTCCTCCGCCAACATTACTTGCAAGTATATCTCTAAGCTTGTTGATGGCGGCCTTGTTTGGTAAGATTTTGTGGTCTAGATTACCAAGAGTCCACAGCCTAATGTTAGAAATAGCCCCATCCAAAGCTGACAGATCTGCGAGTCGCATCTTTTCCAACATTATAATGTCATCGAGGATCGCATAGATTAGTGGGTTTGCCCAGTTCGTCCAATCGTCTTTTTTATAATAGAAAATAGAAAGTCTTTCTGGATCTAAGGTTATTCTCCTTTGTCCGTTCTCTATGTTCTGTCTAATATTCTTAGGTAATGTTTCCAGCATCTTGCTTGGAATTGAGCCATCTTTGAAATTGTCAACCATAGTTTCTGTTGATATTTCAAAGTTTTTTCTTCCTAAAAATAAATCCACTTTGCTATTTTTTATATCTAGACTCAGAGGATTGAAGAAATTATACCTCCAAGGGATTTCACTCTTTTCAAAGTTTGGAACTTCGACAGTAATATCTCTGCCCATCGACTTGATGTATTTTGTAACCTCTGGTGTTATGTTGGCGTAGCTCCTGTAGACTACAGATTGACCGCTTCTGTAGAAAAGGTTTGCAAATCTTTCTGATCTTTCTTTGCCTGCAACCTTCTTGAACCATTGCTGATAGAACTTTTCAACACTTTTATTTTCATGAACTATGTTTATACCTTGGCAAGTGAAGTCTCCCATCAAATCAATTACATTGCGAATGATTCCAACCTTATCGTAGGCAGACATGCACATTCTAATTATTTGTTTTTGTTTTTGGGGAACCTTTTCTTCTGGTCTAAAAGCGTAGTAATCGCTAGACGTGAAGCCCGGTCTTGATGATCTATTTGTTTCTAGATCCTTAAAATCTCTATAGTAACTACCCTTAGTTACCCCTCCGTAAGATTCTCCAGCTTCGGAAAACCTTTCAAAAGCAGAGGCTCTACTTGTCTCTGAATCTTCCCACGTTATAAGAGATTTGTCTTCGTTCATCGTTTACCTTTTGGGTAATTGGATTGTAATTCAATTGTTATATTATTATACACAATTAATACACATCGCCCATAGTATCAGTAAACCATGCTGGGCCAGAATAAAGATTTTTGTTTTCTTTTTGTTTTGAGTCTTTAGGAAGAGATGAAGCAAAACCTCCAAAGAACTTATATTCTTCTGGAACTGGTAGTCTAGCTAAGACTCTTGCGGACATATTTGCCATAATAAGAGCAGAGTAACGGTCTTTTCTCATTTTACTTTTCTTGCCTGCTGCCACGATTACCTCTGGAGTGTCCCACCTGTCCCTACCGGATGCAGTTTGGGTCATCTGAATCATAGAAAGTTCGTCTTTAAGTTCCTCAATGTCCATTACACACTCTTCTAGTGTGTCATACATTCTGCCTCTCATTCCATCGTCTACGTTTGCTAAACCTAGGCTTACTGGATCAAACATTGGAAACAGAAGGGCTTTGTCTTCAAGGTCTTTTCTAAGGCCGTGATTTGCTTCTGCTAGCCAGTCGTACTTAGCAAATTGACACATTTCTAATATGTGAAGTCCCCTTTCGTCATCTGTGTCCTTGGGCTTATCTTCGTCTATAACAGGCCATATTGCTGTCTCGCCTTCTTTTATCTTGTCCTTGTCATGCAAAGACTCCATTACCGCGATTCCTCCACCCTGAGCATCCATAGCTATGTGTATACAGGGAAATAATTTCATTAGGTCTCTTATTTTTCTTGCGCAATAAGAGTAAAAGTCAGTCTCTGTGGAATAGCCTTTCTTTACCTTCTCTCTATGTTCAGATCTAGTTGTCGTCCAACAGTGAACTATTCTTCTGTGGTCTGGATTAAACTCTAAGACTATGATACTAAAATTGTCTACTTCCGAAGCTGGGTCAACACCGAATATGTATCTCTTGTCTTTAGATCCGTGTAACTGAGCGTTGAAACATATGTGAGTCCCGTCTTTTTCTTTTATGGGCGTTTTGTTTTCGTATCTTTCGTCCGTCACGCACGATTCTATTAGGGATCTTTTGAAAAACCCCTCTGAGTCTCGCGTGAACACCGCCCCGAACTCCATTTGATAGATACCGGCATGAACCGTAGCCTTAGATCTAGCCACCTGTGAAGCGTCCATGAAACCCTGTGGAAGTAGCTCGTATGGAATTCTCATTATGGAATACTCTGTCCAGTCGAAGTTTTCTGGAGCATCTTCCCCGCCAAACACATCTCTAAGTTTACTTGGGTCTCCTTTGCTGTTAATTATAGACTTCCATCTTTTCCAATATGTAGCGAAGTGGTTAAAGTCATAATAAGCAGTACCCGACAATATAATTTGATTGTCTTTATCTTCTAGTGTATTTTCGTCTTCATCTTCTATTTTTACTCCTAATTCTTTCGCTTTCTTCTCTGCTGCTAAACGTTTCACGTTCTCGATAGGATCTGAACTTACAGCAGCGAAACCTGCCACAACAGTCTCAAAGATATCGCGAGGAATAGAAGCGAATTCGTCAGAGATAATATCGTTAGCTCTTTGACCCCTAATTTTTTGTCCGTCGCCAAGAGGTAGGCAAGTAATACGAGAATCGTTAATCCGCATAACGCAACGGTCCACATCTCTACGTGGGCCAGAGTTTCCATCGCATATATCCCTCAAAATTGGAGAATTGTTCCAGATAGTTTCCATGTACTCAAAGAGAACTTTAGACTGCCTAAACGCAGCGCCAACAACGACAACTTTCCTTCCCGGTAATAATAACGCCCTGAGCATACAGTATAACGATAACATGAATGATTTACCGAAACCACGACTAGCTATAAGCATTGGAAACTTACGGTTCCATAGTTCGTATAAGATAAGCGCTTGAGATGGCAGTAATTGTATATTGAATACTTGTTTAACAAGAAAGGAGAAGTATTCTGGTCTAGTCATTAACCAAGTTAACTTTAAGTGAAAATCTTCGTCCGAGGAGTTTAGTATTGATGTAGGATTAAATAGGGTTTTTTCGTCTACATCTATTTTTAGCCAAGCTTCGTCAATTTGTTTTAACTTTTTGTTCATTTATATATTCCATCGACAAACCCGTAATAAACAGCTTCGTCTGCTGTCATATACCAGTCGCCTGCTCCTAATTTTCTCTTTAAGTATGATTTTGTTTTTGATAAATTAAATTCTCGTTCTTTAAAATATTCCCCTGTTTTATAGCACTTTTCTGCATATATTTCTACCATTTGTTGTCCAGCGTATTTTTCAAAATCAGCGAGATTCTGTGTGCTTAAATAATGTCCACTTATTTCACTGCTACCCCAATGTACCATGAAAGCAGAGTTATCAGAAATTAATCGCTTTGTAGCGGCTTGTATTATAACAGTTCCCATAGAGCATAGCTGGCCGTATCCAATAAAAGTAACCTTACATCTAGAGCTTTTGATTGCGTCGTATATTCCCATACCAGAGTACCAGCAACCACCTACGGTTTGCATGTGTATTGTTATTGGGTCTTTGCTTAGATTCTTTAGTATGTTTATGTTTTTAATAAAGTTCTGAAACATTCGGTGATCTACACCTCCTGTCTCTCCAGAATCGTCGAATTCATTGATGTAAATTTCTCTATTCTTTACATCTATGTTGTAGGTATGGATCTCGCCAACGCTGTCTCTATTTGTTGTCATGACTTACGTCCTATTGTGTGCTTCTCGTTTATTCTTTTTAAAAGACTACTGGTTAGGTCAAACGCCCCCCTTTCGCTTCCTGCGAATATTACGTGGACATTGTTGAATACACAAAACTCCATTAAGCATCTTAGTATGTACTTTCCTGTGATCTTTACTCTTCCTTTTAGCTCTTTGGGTATATTTGCTCCTTCTGGGAATTTCATCACATCATCCATAGAAAATTCGCAAATAATGTATTTATGTTCGTAGTCTGCCATTCTTTCTATTTCTTTATAAAAGGCGTACTTTCCTTTGCCTAAATTAATGGCTATCTCTGAAACGCTAGCTTTTCTTTCTATGCAGACATTTTCCTCCATTCCAAGTATGGAGTAATCTCCTGTGTCCAGCTTTCTTTGTACCGTCCCATTGCATGTGTTAAATTTTTTAAAGAAGTACCCTTTCTGTTCTCTTGTGTCTCTTACAACCGTGTATGGCGGCGCTGTCTTGTATTTAGCCATTGTTTTTTCTCACTATTTGTTGAAATAATCCCTGATAGTGCTGTTCATGTCCTGTTACTTTGTCGTGACAGTTCTTACATAGCGTTAATCCGTTATCAACATCATACCTCAACGCAGAGGCGCTAGCCCACTTCTGTATGTGGTGCGCATTTAATCTCTTTTTGCATTTACATCCCGGCATCTGGCATGTGAACTTATCTCTTTTGTATACTTTAATCCTCCAGTCTTTGTATACTGGGTCGCTGTAGTCTCTTCTCATGGTAGTTCAATCTTTATTATTCTTACGTCGTTAAAAATATCTTTTATAAAATTTAAAGTCTCAACCGAGTGGTCAGATTTTATTATTTTCTGTGCCAACTTGTGCATGGCTTTATAGCAAGCGTCGTCTGGGTCTTGTGCTTCAACAAATATTATTGGAGTAGAACTATTGTAGTCTTCTAGTTCGTATTTCTTTAGCCTTGGCATTACTAAAGTTAATATCATGTGTACTTTGTATATCTTCATTCTAGATCATGTTTTACCATCATTTTAACTAAATCTTCAAAACTATGTTTAGGCGTCCACCCTAGTTTATCTTTTGCCTTACTAGCGTCTCCGCGCAGGTAGTCTACTTCTGCTGGTCTATAAAACTCTGGATCTTGAACTACGTAACTAGACCAATCGTCAACCCCAATTTCTTTAAACGCTATATCTAAGAATTCTCTAATTGAATGTGTTTCGCCTGTGCAGATTACATAGTCGTCTGGCTCGTCTTGTTGTAGCATCATCCACATTGCTTCGCAGTAATCTCCTGCGTACCCCCAATCTCTAAATGCTTCCAAGTTACCTAGACGTAGCTTTGGAAAAGTAGAAACGACCTTTTGTTCTTCTTCTGTTTGACCCAAGATACTCTTGCATTGAATATAATCGGAGCATGGGTCATTCTTAAATAATTGTTCTTCCACATCTCTCTGAGATTCTTTCCATTTTACAAACTCTCCAATCCACTTGGTAATCTTTCTCGTTACGAAATTCTCACCTCTACGTGGTCCTTCGTGATTAAAAAGGATTCCGGCGCTTGCATGTAGTCCGTAGCCCTCTCTATATAATCTAGTCATATAGTGAGCGGCACATTTCGCAATCGCATACGGGCTTTGCGGCAAGAACTTAGTTTCTTCATTTTGATATTTGCTTTCAGTGGTCATACCAGCTTCGATGTCATAATTTTTTCCAAACATCTCACTGCTACTCGCTTGGTAGAATCTAGCTCCCATTATATTGAGATCCACTAAGCTTTGTAAAATATTTAAACAGCCTTTTCCTGTTATATCCCAAGTGAGTGCTGGTTGCTTGAACGAAACCGCAACGTGGGACTGCGCAGCTAAATTATAGACTTCATCTACATTTTCGTGTTTATTTAAAATGTTATAAACGCTGTGCGTATCTGTTATGTCTCCAGATTCTAATATAAAGTTTTTATTATCTATTATGTTGGAGAGACGTAACGTGTTTAGTATGCTGCATCTTCTAAAAACGCCTACGACTACGTAGTTTTTTTTTAGTAACAAGTCCGCTAGATGGCTTCCGTCTTGTCCTGTGACGCCAAAAATTACTGCTTTTTTCATAATTCCTATCTATCCTTTACTGTTTCTGCGTTTAAAAATGGCTGATCTATCTGTCCGTCCTGATATTGATGGTATACTCCTAGCCTTTCCTTTTCTTTTACTGTTGCTAGTCTCATTTTTTCCATTTCAATTCCGTATTGTTTTGTTATGTCTGGGTTTGTCATAAGGTGCGATATCCATCCAACAAGACTCTGTTTGCTGTCTTCTAGTCTTTTAACTCTCTGCTCTCTGGTTGCTTTCATTTCTTTCAGCATAGAGTTCTTTTTTGTTTGGAGTTCTCGGTAGTCCTTGTTTAAAGATTCTTGTGAGGCTTTCAGAGAAGCCACCTGACGCTCCATATTGAAAACCATGTCTACATCTTGCTGATCCATGTCTCTGGCTCTCTCTACTTGAATCAGACCCTCTAGTGCAGATATCTGCTCTATGTTGTCTTTGTTTTGCTTCAAGGATCTGTTCATTAGAAGCTCTAGTTTTATAAGGTCAACAACCTGTAGTTCTTCTGTTGGAATAACATCATCGCGAAACTGAGAGATAATTCTAGCCCAGTGGTATCTAAAAAGCTTTAGCTCATCTTCTGTAAACTGCTGCTTTACTTCAACCCAGTAGGGTCTCTGGTCAAGCTCAAATGCCGCTTTCTCTTCTTTGGATGCTCCAACCTTAAACTTGCGCTTGATAAACTTCTCGACGCTCTCAGGGTCTCTGTCGAGATTCTCTGCTATCTCTTCGTAAGACATAGTGCCTATGCTCTTTTCAATGATAGCTTCTTCTTCTTTGGAGATTCTACCCTTCTTCATATCCGCACTCCTGCATTATTTCCGATATTTTGTTTGTTATCTCTTCTCTTCTGGCTCTTGTTGTATAGACTCCGTTGACTATCTTGAGGTAGTCCATTCTCATAGAGGCTGGAAGAAGGCGGTCAATGTTCGAGGAAATGTATAAATAATCATATTGTGTATCATCTACTCGATACTTTCCTTCGTTATCCACTAAAAGCTCTTCATAGTCTAGCTGGGCTGGTTGTATTACCTTTGCTCTTTCTCCATCTACGTCTCCGGTGAAATGGTTGTCTCTAACAAAGTTCTTGAGACGATTGGAGAGATTGGTGCTTAGGAAGTTTTCTAAACGGCGATTTTCATCATACCTCTCCAGGGCATCAATACATATAATGTAAGACTCTTGTTTTATGTCATTAACTGTATATCCATAAAAGGTATATTTACCAGCAGTCTTATTAATAACCTTATCCATAACACGTAGTACTTCTTCTTCTGTCATATTAGCAGGTATCTTCATTGGTATCTATATTCCCCCCACATAAGTGCGCGCCATTGTTCTCCATCGTATCCTTCAAAGCAGTCGTCTCTATCGCTAAACCTGATTGACCCCTTAACCGGGCTTTTACTATCTTTAAGTAAGATAGACCATAATTCATCTTGATCTATAGACTGTATAATATTATCAAGCCTACCTAAGAGAGTATTGTCTTGGAGTTCTACAGGAGTAGCTGTAAACTTATCTGTTGAGCAAATAACACTGTTTTCGCTCACAAGAAGCTCCCTGATATTCGATGGGGTGCTATTGAGTATGACAAACTTACCGTCGTCATCGGGGAGATCTGGCGGATTCCCTAGATGGGGTCGCCCCTTAGATAATCCATCGTCGTAGATGAATACATATTCTCTTCTAAAGAAGATAGAGTTCAGTTGGGCGTAAAACTTTCCTACACCAAACTCTTCGTAAGAGTATGTTCTTTCGTTTTTGGTCTGTTTTATCTGGTAAAAAAAGTTTCTCTCTAGAGGAATGTCTGAGAGATCTGGTTCTGGATGAAGCCGCAGCAGATTTAGTTCAATTTGTAGCTCTTTTGGGTCACTTTCGCTTCTCTTTGCTCCGACCGAGGTTAGTACCTCTGTCTTTTTTTTCTTTTTCATCAAGTAAATCTCCTAAAGACTTGTCTTCTTCTTGAAGTTCTGACGCTACTTCCATCGAAAGACTTGCCGTAGCTTTGCATTTTAGCGTAGATTCTATTTTCATTTTGCTTCTTTCTTGATTTAAGGGCTGTTCTACACCTATTATACACTGGTTTGTAAATATTTTCAAGTTTTTGCTTAAAAATACAACAAAAGCGACGTGTTTCTGCTATAATAGACGACATTGTATGTCGGGATACTAGGAATTGAGATTTTTGTATAACGCAGTCACATTAAAAACCTGTCCTGTTTGTGGCGCTTGGACGGCGAACTACAATTTGTAGAAAGCCAGATATAAAAATTTATAAGATTGTTAGGAGTTGGACTCAGGTATTACCAGTGCCTGAAACATTTGGCAGATGAATGGTTCTCAGTAATGAGAAGAGTATAAAAATTACTTGTGAGTTTACGGCTCTCACCCAAACCTTCAAGCAAGCATCTGATTCATGGCTCACTAATTAGTATCTCATATCCTGCGCAGGTACTTGCTTGGTAGGATAAAAGCCGGTGGTACGGACATAAACAATATAAGGATTAACTATGAAAACAAAGAAATGCACTAGGTGTGGAGAAGAAAAACCTGCAAGTGCTGAATATTTCGTTAGAGCGAAAAAAGAGAAAAGCGGGTTTGCATGTAGTTGCAAGGATTGTAATAGGAAATGGCGTGAACAGAATAAAGAGAGAGTCAGAACCTCTGCTAAAAAATACCGCGAGAAGAACAAAGAAAAGATTGCAGAGATAAACAAAAGATACTCAGAGAAGAACAAAGAAAAGAGGAAAGCATATGATAAAGAATATCGTAAACTCAACAAAGAAAAAAAAAGAGAGTACGATAAACTGTATAGAGAGAAGAATCTAGATGTGATCAGAGAGAAGGATAAGATAAGATACTATAAAAACTATGAGAAAAATAGAGAAACATCAAAGAAGTATTACAAAGAGAACCGAGAAGCGATAATAGAAAGACGAAAACTGTACGAGGAAGACCCTAAGAACCGTGAAAAAGCACGAAAAAGGTCCAATGAATACTATAAAAAAGTAAATTTAGATCCAGAACTAAAAGCAAGACATCGAAAACAAGCCAGAGATCGCCAACGTCATCGACGCCGCACAGATCCCATTCATAGATTGCTATCTAATATTAGAGGTGGACTTTGGAGTTGTTTAAAAGGCAGAACAAAAACATCTAGTTCTTTAGACTACGTTGGCCTTACTGCTCAGGAATTAATGGAACACCTAGAAGCAAAGTTTACGGAAGGTATGACAAGAGACAATTATGGCAAATGGCACGTAGATCATATCCGCCCTCTGGCTTCATATGATTTTACTGGCCCAGACAGAGAAGATCAGCTATACAAAGCGTGGAACTATACAAATTTACAACCTTTATGGGCAAAAGACAACATGGAGAAGTCAGCCAAATGGTGAAATCACCTTGTACAAGACACTGTGCTATAAATCAACAACAAATATGCAGCGGTTGTGGCAGAACAAAAAGTGAAATATCTAACTGGAGGACTATGAGTGAAAAAGAGAAAGAAGAAGCCGCCTTTCGTGCCAAGGATCGTTTCCGGGCATCCTCATTGTCGCTGCGGAACAAAAGTGGCGAAGATGATAAGTGAAACTAAATTTAAATGTGTACTATGTGGAGCAACTTATGGAAAACCCGGTAAAAAGATGCATTAAATGCAATCAGGTAAAAAGTATTGAAGATTATCCAATCATGGTCAAACATGCCACAGTGCCGCCAAAACGTAGGGCGCACTGTAAGGAGTGTGACAAAAAGTTAGCAAAGCAAAGAAGAGATCTAAAAAAGACATACGGCGAAGTTCCAGAGGGATATTGCTGCCCTGTGTGCCTAAGAGACGAGCAGGAACTACGCGAGAAGACAGAGCAGAAGTCATTGTGGGCTTTGGATCATGATCACGAAACAGGAGCAGCTAGAGGCTGGCTGTGTCATCCATGTAATCGTGCTATAGGTGCTTTGGGTGACGACATAAGCAATTTGGCGCGAGCGATTCTACATCTGAAAAGATCAGAGACACGCAGAAGCTAGTGGGGCTAGTTTAGCTAATACATATATAAATATGTTTGTGAATTGTGTTTACACCACCCCCCGCGATTCGGGGGGAAAAACCACCCTTAATTTTTCGAGATAAAACACCACCCCCTTAGAATTTTGGCACAAGAAATGCACAAGAAAAAAAAACAACTTTTATCTGGATTTGGTATTGACACACTCTTGTCAATAGCAAAACTAGAAAAAACACAAGAAAAAAAACATCTACAATAATACTAGAATAACTACACAGACCTATTGACAAATGCCGATAAGTATGTATAATGGGAGACATAACAACAACACTTAATAAGGTAAACAACATGATTCAAATGAACTTCAAAAACAATTCCGGCAAAACCAACTTCGTCATCTGCAATAAAGCACAAGCTAATGCTTTTCTGCAAAACATGAACGATAAAGGGTTCGTTTGGGTATCGACA